CTTATCCAGGTAATACTATTGATTGTAATTCAAATATGCATCAAAGTTTTAACGTAAATTATACCATGTTTGCGCAAAATATGCTAATTGGTAATGTTTTTGCAGATTGCGAAGAAATAGCCAGCGTGGTAAAGAAAACATATAATTCAAACTCATTTAATTACAAATCCGAGAAACAAAGAAGATTTGCTTTTAAATCAGATCCATGCCCTAAATGGTATGCGGACCACATAGAAAATATGGTACTTGCAAAACTATTCGAAGTAAATAACGTGTCTTATCTAATGGAAGGCAACGAGCAAATATTTAAGGATTCAGATATTGAAAGTGTAAGTTTTCAAAATATTGATGTAAATTTGCAATTACGCAAGTGTGAAAAGGTTTTTAGTTGCTAGTTAAAAGTAAGGTTGCAAGCCAAATTTTTTAACTTAAAAACAAAAAACAATGTTTAGTACTTGTAATACTGCTTGTGTGGGTGCGCTCACACTTACAAAAACTGATCAGTGTGCCGTGTATCAAAGGTCGGAAGTACCTGTTAGGTTGTTAATCGCTAAATGCGATTTTGATTTTCCTGAAGGTGACTATGACGATAATGCACTTGCAACATTGATTGAAACAGCCATAGATGATGGCGATATTTCCGCAACGCCTGAATTAGCTGAAATGGCATGGGCTGACCCAACAACAGCACAAAAATTATACCGTGCTAGATGCCGTCAACCTAAGACCGTAAACGTAAGCCGTGTATTAACGGGCAAAGATTTTAACGCTACCGATGTAAACAGCGCAGGAACTGCAAGCCCTTATCAAGATCGTTTATTTTGGAAAAATATTATTCAAAACAAAGGCACTGCCATTCGTGGATATGTTACTTGTGATGGTAAAATTTATTTATTCCTTAATAGCAATGGAACTTTCGCACAATACTCAGTGCATTTCTTCACGGGTTTCGACACAGAAATTGAAGGAGAAAATGTTGAGTATAAAAACTATGCAATAACCTTTACGGGTGATCCTGTTAACTACACGACCCCGTATTTAGACATTATTGCGTCAAGTGCTGAGGCTCAGTTAGGTTGGTTAATGGAGTAATCATTTATTTAAAATTCAAAAAACAAAAACAAAATGAAAAAAATCATTTTCTTAATGATGCTGACATTTATAACAGCAATGTCCTATGGACAAATTAGTTTAATTTCAAGTATTGACGGCACAAAATCAGATACTTTAAGTGATGCAGGTACTTTGTATTTTACAACACCTATCAGTTCTTTGTTATCCGAGAAAACAGGAAGTTATCGTGTTCAATATGCGAGTACAAATGTTTCGGGAACATCTACGTTCAAAGTAATTTTGCAAGGCAGTATTGACGGGGTAAACTTTACCAATATGCACCAAGTAGCAGGCACAACGGGAGTGAATTGTGATACATTACAAGTTACAGCGTTAGCACCCGCAAATTGGATATTTAGAGCATACGGGAACGGCACAACAAATGCGGGCCGTGTTAAAGTTGTAAGGCTTGCTTTCATTGGAACGGGAACGCAAAAAACGTATATTTACAACGTTCAACTATTCCCTCAATACTAATTATCAAAAAAAAAAAATTCAAATGGATTTTAATAAATTCCTTGAATTAAAGAACGGCAACAAAACAATGCCTCTGCATCCTGACCACAAGCGGGATGTGGAGGCGTGTTTAGCCGTACAAATTCATACAAGTGGCGCAAGGCCGTCTTTTACTACACCTTCAGGAGTATATATTGAACCTGAATCATATCATAAAAAATATGATGACTTTTTTAAGTATAGGTTATTAAACAGACATCCAAACGAAACACCTAGTATGTATCAATGGAGATTGTCTATATTTTCTCCAGTGGCTAAAGAGCCTTACAACAAATTCGAGAATTCATTTATTGGCTCCGTCTTAAATAGAAATTCATTTTCAATTAGTGCGGATGAATTGACCATGCAAGCCTTAGAAAATAAGGAATTGAAATTAGCTGAAATATTTACTTTTATCGTCAATAATCCCGTTGGATATATTGGAACGATTTTAGAAGCAAAAGAACATTCAAAGTCCGAATACAACGTGCCAGAAATAGTTTGTATTAGTTGCGAAGATATTATCATGTATGATTATCATAGTATCGCATTTTCCTACGAAGGCCATATTTATTTTATTGACGAAAAAGAACAAGTAACCATTACTAAAAATGGAGAAACCTATGTAAACCCACATAATATTGGTAAGATGACTATTGACCGCGAAGTGAATAGTTTTTTACAGCCTTATCAGAATTGGTCGGATTTGCTTTGTCGTAACTTGTCGGATGATGAAGCAATGGTGAAGAATTATTCTTATCCGTTTGTTCAAATAGTCGAAAACGATTGCGGTGTGTGCGCTGGTTCATGTATGGTTGCAGATCCTAATTTTAATGAACCATACGACCCAAATAACCCAAATGCAGGGCAAATTAGTTGCAGTGCTTGTAATGGCAAAGGGACTACAAGTAGAAACCCTGGCGAATTTCTTACAATTAGCGAAGAAACTTTGGCCCGAAATGGTGGCACCATGCAAGACCTTGCTAAATTCATTACACCTGACGTTGGTATTCCTGAATATCATTTAAAGCGTTGGAAGGAATTTTACCATTTATGCGAATCCTCATTACATATCAAATCAGTTGTTGAAGGCGTGCAAAGTGGAGATGCAAAAAAAGAAGATAGAAAAGATCAATACTTCTTTTACCATTCAATTTCAACTTATTTATTTGATGTAGTTAGAAAGAATCTAACTAGAATAAGCCGAATTGTAAACCTTAATAAAAGCAGTTCAGAAGTTTATGTTTCAGAACCGAAGCAATTTGACATCATGTCGGATAGCGATTTTTTAAATGATTTTTCAAGCCTACAAGCCAAAACAGATGATTCTCAAACCTTATCCGAATTGAACTACATGATTAATTCTAAGTTATACAAGGATGATAAAGTACAATTAAAGATTAATGAAGTCATGTATTTAATGGACCCATTGTTTGGTATAGCTGGCAATGCCTTGCGTGCTAAATTACTTAGCGGAGTCTATACCGACAAAGACAAAGTAATTCATGAAAAGGGTTATTTAGTACTTAAATCCATGGCTAAAGAAATGATGCCAGAAGTATTTGTACAATCTGATATTAATGAATTGGTAAGTATCTTTGATGAAAGAATAAACGCTTTGATTCCACAAGGAATTTATAATGTCTAAAATAATTTCACAAAATGACCTATTAAAAGAACAATTAACGGATTTGTTAATTGAACGCATGCCGTTAATTGAAAAGCGTGTATTAGATAGTATTTTTGCAATTATTGATAAACTAGATACGGCAGGTGGTGAATTTATTGGTGGGCCTTTAACTTTAGATACTTTACTAGAATTAGCTACTACAATTGACCAAGCCATGATAACGGGCGGTTATGCCGATAGCGTAAATTTGTTTATTTCCGACTTTGGCAAGGTGACTATTAATACAAGTGCTTTGCTAAATGAAGTGGGCAGGATTGATGCCCGTGTGGTCCAATTATCCGACATTGAAAAGAAATGGCAGTACCTAACCTCAAACACTTTGCTCAAGTCAGGAGTTGCTCAAGATTTTAAGACACCTATTTTAAAAATATTAGACGAGTCAATCAGTTATGGAGGTTCAATCGATCGAGCAAAAAAAACATTATCCGATTTTATTATAGGCAATGAAGATAAAAACGGACGGCTTACAAGTTACAGCACTCAAATTGCCAGGGATTCAATCCGAGGTATGCAGGGACAACAATTTACAAGTATAGCAGAAAATATAGACTTAGCGGGATGGTCCTATGTTGGTGGTACTTTAAAAGATACACGCGGGCAATGCTTTCATTGGGTTCGAGAAATGAAAGGTTTTATACCACAAGACCAACTAAACTATGAAATTAGAATGGCCTACAAAGGTCAAGCCGAAAAGAAAGTAATTGACGGCATACATAAATATGGTGGTATGATGCCGAATACAACCGCTAAAAACTTTTCATCTAATTGCGGTGGGTTTAATTGTACTCATACGGCAATACCTAAGAGGAAGCGTTAATTTATTAGCTCAAAATCAAGCCTAGTTTCTCCGTACTCTTCATTTTTTAGGCATTCTAAAAGTTGGTACTTAGGAACTTTATAGTAATTCC